CACCACCATTAGTCTTCCAAGTCACAGAGGGCCAAGTGATCGTAGCGGCAGAACCATCATCAATCATCAAGGTCATTGCTTCACCAGCCACAAAAGCGTCTGTGGGAGTAGAAGCGCCACTCAGTGTCCAAGTCTGCACAGTTCCGTTGTTAGGATTTAAAGCAGGGGTAGCGCCAGACAGAGCATAGACAGTCTCAACAATGGCATTAGCGAACTTCACATCGCCATTGGCATCAGCAGTCACAACCTTAGAGGCTTGAGTGGTGCCAAGGGTAGTAACGTCGTTGTAGTTTAGTTCAGCCGCACTGGCAGTAACACCAAAATCAGTGAGTGTCTTAAAACCAGAAATGTTTTCCCAGTTCGTAGTGTCCAAAGAAGGGTCTGTGGTTACACCAGAATGGTTCGTCTTGGCACGATAGGTCGAATAAGTAATAGGGGAGAACCTGACGTTGCCGATAGTGTAGGAAGCGCCAGATACCCACACAGAAGCCACCTGAGAGGCAGCAGCAGCACTGGCAGCAGCACTGGTAGCACTAGCCGCAGCAGCAATAGCATCAGCATCTACAGCGGCACCTACACCATCAATGTACGTCCCAGCAGCATTAACCTGAGACTGGAACGTAGGCAAGGCACCAAGGAAAGCATCAGCCTCAGTAGCAAAGTTTGCAGGGTCTTGACGAGAGGGCGGGGATGGGAGTGTAGAAATCGGGGGGTAAGCCATATTAGGTTAATCCTTCTACTTCAATGGCACCAAGCGAGTAAGATGGTGTTTCTAGGGTCAAGTCAAATCTACGATAGAAACCGTAGACCACTGTGCCGTAAGACGTATCTTCTGAACCAATGTACACAATTGGTGTAGCACGGTATTGGGCCAATGTAGACTGAATTTTTCTTGAGTTTTGTGTTGGGTAGCTTACGTTGTAGTCAACCAACTGTGCGAAAGCACGTTCAACCACAATGAAGTTACCAAAGGCATCTGTCTCTTTACGAGAGAAATCTTCGATACTAATTGAAGTACCATAGGTGGTCAAACCAATATCAGAGAGGAAGCCAAAGACAATCTGACCAATCTCTGCATTTTGACCAGTGGAGTTAGTCACTGTAATCTCAACATCCGAACCAAGATAGGGAGGGATGTTAAGGAAGAGGGCTTCTTCAAGCTGGACTTGCTCTTCAAAGAAGTAAGTGTACCAATCAACAATGTTTCTGTTGTCCAGAAGACTGACAGTCTCGTTGAAGACCTCACCAGCAGTGGTGTCCGTAACAGTGACGTTAGCAGAAATGCCTTGCAACCCAAAGAGAGCCACAGCAGTCACATTGGAAGCGGGATCACTCAGTACATATTCAATGCTGTTAAGTTGAACAACAGGATCACCAATCTTCTTGTCGAAGGCTTTCCAGCGATTAGTAGCACCAATCTCTAGCCACTTCGTACCATTATCAGTCACAGGGTTGTTGTTAAGGTTACTGTTAATCAGACTTTCGTAGACTTTGTGAACACTTACAACAATAACCCTGTTCCCAACGGAGTATGTGGTCCCCGAAGACCACGCAGCATAATCATTTTCGGGGACCGTAGAACTAACAAGGATACTGTCTGTCACAGTTACAGGTTTAATAAGTTTCATTCATTAGACCCTTTCAGGAGGAAGACCGTCTGTATCCCATTTACGTTCAATATCATACACACGCTTAACATTCTTAGAGATTTCAACTTGGATTTGCAGTTGCTCAGAACGCATACCCGAAACCTCTCTACGAAGGCTATCCACAGATGCTGCAAGTTCAGGGTCACGGAACATATTAGCCGTGTCCCTGTTGCTATAGATGCGCGAAGGACCAGTCACTTCAAGTTCAGGACCGTTCTCGCCAACAAGGCGCATACCACCAGAATGTACACCACCATAAGCAAAGGCTGGAACACTTTCAGTAGACGCAGCATTGGCCTCTGCAAGCAGGTTATTAAGAATGTTTTGAACGGAAGTCTGTGCAGCAATTGCATTTGTCAATTCAAGCACTGCATCCGCAACACTCATAAAGGTTTCAGTCAACTGCGGGAATTGTGCAATCAACTCTTCATGCTGTTTCTGAACTTGCTCATAAGTAGCTTGAGCCGCCAGATACTCTTCAAGAGCCTTTTCAACTGTTAGAGTTTCCTCATTGACAGTCAGAAGGCTTTCTAGGCTCTGAATTTGACGTTCAGCTTGCGCCCTAGCTTGTTCAATCCCCGTTTCCAACAAAGTGACTGCACGTTCATCAGCAGTCATAGTTATCTTTGCAAGATCACGGCTTTGCTGGATAGCGTTTGTGGTTTTAGCAAAGTCTCTTGCGTAGTCTTGGAAGGAACTAAATAGTTGTTCACTAGGTTCACTCAGAACACTCAAAGCACTCGTGAGTTTGTCAATATCAGTTCCACCACCAGACACATAAGACAATGCAGCCTGACGAGTAGCAAACTCACCACCAGAAGGAACCAGCGACCGACTTCTCAGAGCATCATCAAGTGCCTCGAAGATTTGCCTAGAAGCATCAGCTTTACGACCAGCAGCATCCAAACCTCTTTCAAGACTTTCAACAACACGCTCCATAGAACTGCGGATAGAGTTGGCACGTTTCTGGATAGCTTTGTCCAGAGCGTCCCTAGCAGTTCCAACAGCCCCAGAGGCGGCAGATAGTTGCCTATCCATTGCATCACGAAGATTGGAAGTAGCATTTGCAGTTCTCGAAGCAGCCGCATTGAAATCTTCGGCAGCAAAAGTAAGTCTCAACAAAGCCCTATTAGTCTCGTCAACAGCAGCAAGCTCTTTCTCACGCTGTGCTGCAAGGGCTTCTGTAGCTTTACTTTGAAGTTCAAGCAACTTGATTTCAATAGCAGAACGCTCTTGGGTAATTGCAAGAGCCTTTCTAGCAGCCTCTTCGGCAATGCGGGCAGCTTCCTCAGCGGCGGCTTGGGCCTGACGTTCAATCTCACGAGTTTGTTCAGCAATTCGATTGGCTTCTTCTTGAGCCTGAACTTGCAACAAAAGTTCTTTGTTGACATCTTGAACAGCCGCCAGTTCCAATTCACGCTGTCGAGTAAGGAGTTCCTCTTCTTTACCCTGTGCTTGAAGCAACCTTGTGGTAAGGTCATAACGCTCTTGAGCCGCCAACAGAAGTTCGTTCATCGAAGTGAACTGTCCAGACAGAGCCGTGAAGGCATCCCCCATCTTGACGATTTCTTCGTTGACCTTCTGGATTTTCTGTTCTTCGGTCAGACCTTTCAAAGAGATTTCAAGATCGTAGACAAAGTTCTCAAAAGCATCCGAAGAGATACCAAACATTTCAGCAGCTTTAAGGACTTGCGTTTGAATGTCTTGAACAGCTTTGACAATCGGATCAGAAATCTCAGCAGACGCTGCACTTTCTGTTGTGGTAACTTTCTTGGACAAACCGAAGAAGCGTGTGGTCTGGATCGTCTGGAAACTCTTAACAAGAGCATCCATGTTGGTCACTGTGACACGAAGTCCAGCATCAAGTTCTTTAGTCTTCTTCTTGAAGAGGCTGAAAATGCCTGCAACAGCAAGAAGAGGTGCAGCGATAGCACCAGCAGCCATTGCAAAACTGCCACTACCCAAAGCCCCACCAATAGCACCACCTGCACCAGCAAGACCGCCAGAAGCAAGTCCACCGACCACATTACCAAAACCACCAAGGAAGCCAGTACCACCAGCAAGTCCTGCCATACCAGCCCCACCACCAAAGCTACCAAGCATACCGCCAGCAGAGCCGATACCAGCGATTTGACCCGCAGCAGCCATACCGGGAGTTAGGCCACCAATACCAAGAGACAGCATGATACGGTTCTTGACTGCCATAGCAATCATCTGAGCGATCATGTTCTTGAAAGAACTAAGGATAGATTTAACGAACCCTTTGAAGTCACTCAAACCACGAGCAACAAAGTCTCCGAAGGCATCAGAGATACTGCCCACAGCACTGACTAGAGGTGCTTCAAGTTGTTTTTGAAGGTCTTTTGCAGCTTTTTCAGCATCAGAGATACTCTTTGCTGCGCCAGAGGCAGCTTTCGCAATTGCCACAAAAGGTTTAGCACCCTCGTTATAAGACTTGGAACCACCTGCCATGAAATCTCTAGGATCACCGCCGCGACCACTATAAGTTTCACTGGCCCGCATGTTCCTAATGCTGATGGCATCAGAGAGGGCAATCCCCATATTAGCGGCGAGAACAGCAGCTTCCCTTGCAGCGGCAGAGACACCGCTCGAAAGATCAACCCCTGCAAACCTCAAGGCATCTACAGCAGCTTGAGACATACCAGATTCAATCAAAGCAACTTGTTCAGCAGTCTGATTAGCTTCCATACGACTTGCTGCATAAGCCTGATGTGCGTTGATTGTTGCAGCCTCTAGGTCTTTGGCAGCTTGCAATTCCCGCATCTTTTCGTCTGCAAGACGTGCCTGAGTTCCAGCCGCAGCGGACAAATGCCCATTAAGCATCTGTTGGGCTTCCCCTTGTGCCTCTAGTTTGGCAAGAGCCTCTTCTAGTTTAGCTAGGTTCTCTTCTTCTAAGGCCAACTCTTCTTTTTTACCAGATAGAGCAAGATTAATGTATGCTGCGCCACTACCCACCCTGAGAGAAACTAGTTCAGTTTCAATATCAAGAATTTTTTGCTGAGAGTCTGTTACTTGCTTACGAAGATTTACCTCTTCTTGCAAAGCAGTTGCAGCAGCGGTAGACCCCACCCCAAACTTTGCCTTAAGAAAAGCAACCTGATTTGCTTCTATCTCAGAAGTTAAGTTTTTAAGTGCTTCCGCATAGGTATTTACCCCTTCTGAGCCAGAGTTTGCGTTTTCCCCCGTTCTCATAAAAGCTGCGCCGATAGCAGTTACAATCGGAATAACAATACCAAGAACAGAACTGACAGCAATAAGAGAACTGACCGATACGCCGAGTTGTTTAGCAAAAGCTGGAAGGATACCTACCAACTGAGTTGCCTGTTGCCCAAAAGCCACAAAAGCATTAGTCCCAGATTGGATTTGGACAAAGAAGTCACCAACCTGATAACCCAATTGCTGCGTAGCCATCCCCATTTCACCCATACCACGACGAGTGTTGGCTATAGCAGATTCAAATTTCCTAACTTGTTGAGAAGTCTGTTGCAACTGTGTGACAGAAAACCTTTGAAAAGCTACAGAAGTATCGTCTGTGCTTTTCTTTAGCATAGCCATGATGTCGCGGGTTCGCTTAAAGTCTGCCATAACTTTTTGAGTGGCAGCGGAAACTCTAGCCTCTTCCTTGGCAACATTGCTAAGATCAGTCGCAAGTTCTTTGATGATGGGTTGACCCCTAACGTCAACAAGGATGCCAATAGTACCAAGATCGTTAGACATTCTCTTCACCCATCGCTCTAATATAAATATTGTCTAGGTCTTTGATAACACCTATTTCCCAAGGCGTTAGTTCAATACCCATCATACGACACCAAAAGTAGATTGTGTCATAGGAAATTGGATTTGGGCCACTCATGTTGTAGGTTCTACCGTTGTGTAGTTCCAAGAAAGCGGCCCAAATATGCAAAGCTACATCAGGGAAGGTGGGAGGTTCTTCTGTGTTCTCAACACTTTCCAATTCCTCGACACTCTTCCCTAACTGTTTAGCGACTTGCTCTAGGTGATCCCTTTCTGTTGCTTTCGAACCTTTGACTTTACGATCCATTCTAAAGGTTTTCTGAGCATAATCCAGAAGGGCTAGTCTTACTTCTCCAAAAAAGCCTGAGCGTCTCCAAGCGCAGCATCAACTTGGTCCTTGACCCAAGGCAACTGAGTAAAGACTTCTCGCACTTTGGCTTCTGTGGCTTTAGGCTTAGTGCCACCAAGAGTGATGGCCCAGTCTTCAACGCATTGTACCAGAAGTTCCATAGCCGAGTTTTCAATCTCCTCAGCAGAAAGCGTCAACTTACCACCACGTTGGGCTTTGGCAAGGCGACGATTCTGTTGTGCATGAGCAATAGCTTTATACTTCTTGCTATAGGGGCCATGCACAGTAATAGTCATGTTAGACCCATCTTCATTCGTCAGCACTTCCGAGGTAACGGGGTGGTACAGAATGACTTCGGTAGTCTCTTTCGGTTTACCAATTTTCAGCAAATCCATGTCGGGTATCCTTATTTGTCGGGTAGTGTGTCGGGTTTTATTAAAGACGGGGCGAGATTTCCGCCCGACACAGATTTTCTCGCCCCTACCCCTTACGGGGATTTCTATTAAGCGGAGCGGGTCAGCTTGATGTTCGTGCCTTCGGTCGAGTCATACAGAGCCACGAAGGGCAGAGTAATCAGGCGCGACTGGGGGTTAGCCAGAGGAACCGAAGCACCGTTGTACTTGACGCGAGGGAACAGGAAGGTGTAGTCCGAGGAACCCGTAGGATCGTCCACACTAACTTGGATGGTCGATTCGGTTTCGTTCAGGAACTTGTTGATGAGCGTAGCGTCTTCGTAGTAGACGGTCATCGTACCTTCAACAACAGCGCGACCAAACTCCAACTGCGGGGTGGTCGAAGCACCAACCACAAACGTAGGGGCCAACGAGTTGGACAGCGAAAACTCAAGCGAAGTCACGATAGCAATACCCGAACCACCGTCCGAGATAACACCGCTATAGCTGTCGAAGGGAGCATTAGCAGAAGCAGCCGTAACTGGCGAAGCAGTTGCAGACGTGGACGATTGGGTCATGTTTTTACCAACCATGTCGAAGGTGCCAGTCACCATCTGGTTGGGAGCAATCGAAACACCAAGGGTCGAGACAGCCATGCCCTTGAAGAGACGATACTGGCCAATGTCAACAGCACGATCTTCCATAGAGAAGAACTTGGGGGTGGTGCCAATCTTCAAGACGTTGGTCGAGAAGGTGCTAAAGAAAGCCGATTCAAAGAGGGCGTCAAAGTCACCCTTGCGAAGATCAACTTCAATCGAACCACCAGCTTGACGGTTGCCATGACGGTCAACGCGAGGCATACGGTCAGCTTGAATTTCGTTACCTTCAACACGATCCTTGGTCAGATCAAGCGAGTGGCTGTTGATAGGCAGGTTAGCAAGCGTGGGGGTGGAAGGCGTAGTGCCGAAAGTGCTTTCAGCAATGTAAGCGAGGCTAGAGCGCGAACCCTGTGCAAAGGCCATGATTTATTCTCCTTCAAGAGTATTGGATTTTTGAGGTTTGGTGGTAGAAGTGGCCTTGACGGTTTCGAACAAATCTTCCCGATCAGCCAAGAGGGAGGCCACACTCTCTGGAACCTCATCCCCAATAAAGTAGGTATTACCTACAAACGCAAAATTAGAAATAGCTTTATACATTAGTTCAGGCTCCATAAATGTACCATGCGATTGCAACAGGAGTGCAATAGAAGGGTGAGTCTAGATAACTCGTACCAACTTCTGCATATTCAATGGAGACTGTGTAACCATTGTAAGTAATATCCGTTCCCGCATCAAACCTAGACAACAGGGTGTCAGCAATATCGTAACCAGCACCAGTTCCCAAACCTTCGGGAGTGCAGATCAGGATGTTATAGAACCCATCATATCTCTTTTGTGGGTTCAAACCACGAACAGCAGGACGACGAAGTGTTGGTACAAGGGTTGCTTTAACAAAGGCTGTACCCGTTGTAGGTTCAAAAGGTACGTTCTGCCTTGCAATAGTCGGGATGCTAGTAGTGCCAGTCAAATGAGTGTCGAGACAAGCACGAATGTCATTAATGATGCTCATTACTCTCTACTCCTCACTTTGGCGATAGCACTGTCCAGATGCTCTTTGGCTCTTCCTTGGACAGTTTGGTAGACGTAGTATCCGTCCTTTGTCCAGTTAGCACCACCAAATTCAACAGCTTTGTTGTGTGGCGATCTGTTGTTGATGTAGATTTTAGTAGCACCAGCAGGCAATGCAGCAATATCCGAATAGAGTTGCTCAAGACCCTCTTGTTGTTTTGCCCCAGTATCTTGACCACGAGGCTTATTCTCAGAGGTTCTAGACCGACCAGCACCAGAAGTTGTGGTAATGCTGTGGGAAGTCACATACGCCCCAGTATCAACAGGCGATCTGGATACAAGGTCACGAGCCATGTTGCCCAGAAACTCACTTCGAACTTCATCAAGTTTCTCTTCTACGGACCTGAGGATTTGAGTGACGCTTCTTTGTACGTTTTGAGCCATGTTACTCCCTCACTTGTAGTAAGTAGCACATAGTCCCACTACCAGACTTAATCTCCATCACCTTGACAATGTTCACTGTGTCGCCAAGGCCAATAATCTGGTCTGTGGCATCAGGTTCAGGAGTGGCAGACCCATTGGTGAGTTTATTGTCGAGGACTACCCGACGATCACCACGAAGGATAGACTCTCCGTCAACCATGTCTGGCGTATAGTCGTAGAAATAGCCCCGTAGAGCGTAGTCTGTGTTTGTGGTGGTCACAGTACCCGTGGCATCACTATACGCACTGGCGGCTCTCTTTCGAAGCGTGAGGGCTATGCCATGCTCTCTAATCATCTGTCGCAGAGTGTAGGGGTCAAACGCCATTGGGTTCATCGGGGATGTAACCATCACCCGCCTCTACGTTATCGAATTGGTTAATGCTGAAAGCAGGCTTGACACGATCCGAGTCTTGGTTAGCAACTTCCATCTGAGACGATGAATAACCACCACCAAAGACGCCAAGGGCTTTACCAGAAGTCTTCTTCCCTTGTGCTTCAACCTGTGCAGCCAGTTGCTGATACTGTTGAGCGCGAGTAGAATACTTGGCACTCAAAGCCCCATCAAGGGTAGTGTCAACCATACGGCTGAACTTAGCAGCGATAGTACGGCAAACCCAAGCAGCAGCATAGTAGATGTTGTCGTTAGCTTGAGCCAAGCCAAATGTAATCTCTTCGTTCTGAACCAATTGGTCAGAAGTGTCTGTGTCACCAACAAGCAGACGGACGCTGTTTAGACGACCAGACGATGTGGTTGTATTCAAGTCAGCAGCGGAATAACTCCAAGCCATCTGGTCGCCCTCTTATTATTCAAACAATTCCCTATGAGTATCACGCCAGAACTTAATCCTGCGAACTTGTGTCTCAACGTCCTTTGGGACTTTAGGGCATTTCTTTTCTCGAAACTCTTTTGCAGTTTTAGCTTTCTCCTGAAACCTCTCATTGAGTTTATCAATGTAAGCGTGGAGTTCTGCAAGGGTCATGCCATCAAGGTTCTTGTTGAACACATCGGCAAGGACTTCTCTTTCTTCTTCTTCATCATAAGGTTCATGGTAGAAGAAGTCTTGATTGAACAGGGTCAGGATGTTCTGATAACTCTCAGTACCCTTCCAATCGTAATGTTCTCCCCTCTCACGCCACCTACCACCAATATGCACTCTTGTCTTGACATACAGTTTCTTGGTAGGGTCGAAAGAGTGGGAGAGAAAATTAGTCGGGATCATTCTCTCTCCCCTTTCTTAATTAGGCGATAACGCTGTCGATGACTGCGCCGAGATCAGCCGAAACAACCTTGTGGTCGTAGGCCAAGTTGGCTTCCAGCACTTCGGCAACACCGTCGATAGCCAGATAGTCGCCACGATACGACTTGATCGTGATGCCGTGGCCCGAAGCATTTTCCAGATCGTCCCAAGTGAAGGTGTAACCAGCCGAGGGGATCATCAGGCCCGACGAGCGCGGACGGTAGTAGAAGCCAGCCAGCTTGCCACCAATGAAAGCGTTCGATTCGGTCAGACCTTCGGCAGCGGTGTTCTTCACCGTTTCCATGACCATGAATTCTTCCACACCGAAGATTTCAGCCAGTTTGGCATCCGTCACCAGAGCGGTGTTCGTCACGGTAGCACCACCATTCAGGCGGGCAAGGATCGTGGGGTGGTTGACCAGAATGTCACGAACTTCTTTACCAACAACCATGACGTTGGGCTTGAAGCCGCCCGACTTGAGTTGCACGGTACGCATGATGTTGGTAACGTCTTGGATCGGGGTCGAGGTCGAGTAGTTCGACCACTGGATAACCTGACCAGTTGACGGAGACGAGGCAACGCCATCCCAGTCCGTACCCCAGACACCACCAGCGAAGTAGGTGTTAGCCCACTTGATTTCGCGGTCGATCAGGAGTTGGTGGGTCAGCATCTGAGCGCCAGCCGAACGGATGTCCAGAGCGGCGTCTTCGTTAGCCAGAGTTTCGAAGTCGAAGTCGGTTGCCAGCGAGTACACGTCAGCCGAGTAGGTGTCGGTCGAGAGGGTCATGCCCACACGAGGAGCCTGAGTGCGCGGAGCGCGGGCCTGCACCTGACCAGTGCGGTTGAAGTCAGCACGGTTGTAGATGTAGTACTTGTCGGTCTTCTTCGACACGCCAACCTTCGGGAACACGCGGTCAGCAATGAAGTTATTGGCGTCTTGCAGGAAAGCAATCGTCAGGTTGGTAAGCGGGGCGTCAATATGAACGGCGCTCGGAGTCAGCATAGCCATTTTTGGTAATCCTTTATTAAACTAGAAATTAGGCAGCAGCGGTTTCTGCGCGAGACAGTTCAACCGTGATGATCTGGTTGTCAACGCCAGCTTCCAGAGCGTAGCCGAGGATGATGTCCGTCGAAGCGGCAGCAACAGCCTCACCGTTAGCGTCCGAAGCGACAGCAGCACCACGAGTGATGTTGCCAGCAGCCTTAACAGTCACGCGACCGTCGTAGGCAACCGTAACAGCCTGACCAGCGCCAGTAGCAGCCGAGAGGGCCACGCCACAAGCACGAGCGCCATCGCCGCAGGGGTCAATTTGACCATCCGAAGCAGGGCCAGCAACAAAAGTGAATTGAGAGATGACAGCGCCCGAAATGTAGGTGCGGGTTGCCATGTTTTCCGTAAATGCCATAATAGAGGCTCCTTTTACTTTTTGTAGGTTTCAAGCACGAGGGCGCGACCCTGTGCGGTTTTGATGACAGCAGCATACGCTTTGTGGAAGTCTTTCTCTTTCTTCTCTTCCTGATAAGACTTAACCATATCGTTCAGCTTTTCAGTAGGAGTTTTCAGATCATTAGCTGCATCAGTTTTGCCGACTTCTTCATAGATGCCTGCAAAGGCAGCGTCAGCGGAACGAAGGAGTGCAAGCAGTTCTTCGTCTTGCCCAATCGACTTCAACAGTTTACCACGCTCATCAGCAGTTCCCTTGAAATTGGGGAGAACCTCATCGGCGCGTTTACGGAGTTCTTCGACTTCGAGAGCCTTTTGAACATCTTCTAGTTTTTTCAGGATCGGTGCAGGGATAGCCGACTTGGCAATCATTTCACCTTCAACTTCGATCATCTCTTCGGCAGGCTTTGCCTTCTCGACAGCAGCTACTTCAAGGTCAGCAACTTTACCTTTGAGAGTTTCGATCTCTTCCAGAAGCATCTTGTTGACTTCTTCAAGTTCAAGAGCCTCAGTCTTCCAAGATTTACGCATCGGCTTTTCGTAGTTGCCCTTATCAGCGTCCATCATATCTTCTTCGTCCATCATGTCCTCTTTGTCGTTCATATTTTCGACTTTGGACATCATATCTTCTTCGGGCTGTTCGTTTTCCATCTGCATTTCCATCATTTCTTCTTCGGGAGATTTGACTTCAATTTCAATGGAGATGCCCTTTTCGACATCTTCTTCGTTTTCCATGTGTTCCCCTTCCGGGCTGCGCTTGAACAGTGCGACCTTAGCGAGTGGGTCATCGCCCATATCGACCAAGGAAACCTCTTCAAGTTCCAAGTTTACGAGTTCGGTGGGCATTACACCATCTCCTTCAAAGCACGTCCCCCAATGGAGAACGCAGCCAGTTTACCGCTTTTAACATCTTGCCATACTTGGTCGTCATAGACCTTGATAGCGACTAGCCAGCCTTCGCGGTCAGACTGGATACCCAATGCCTTGGCAATCTCGTTAGTCAAGGGCATGGAATGGACAACTTCCCCGATCTTACCACCAGTGTGCATAGCCTTGGCGGTTCTCATGGAAAGCATAAAATTGGTTGCAGCCTTTGCGATCTGGTCAGGGCGAATAAACTCTTCGCTGTGATCTAGGCTGATTTCACCGTTGACAGTCGAGACGTAAGCCCAACCAAAGGCGAGACGCTCTTCATCAAGTTGCTTGACGATCTGACCTTCAACGGAAACTTTGGTCAACTCTGAGACAGAGGTTCCGCTTTCCCACATGCGACAGGACCAGTAACGGGCAGAAGTCTTGTCTGTGGCAGTATCGCAGGAATGGCGAGAACGGAAGTTAGCACGAGCATCTGGATCATCACGGCGGATTTCCATGTTCGGGTCGCCAAAGGTGACTTTCTTTACCTTGTCACCATCTTTGACGTAGACACCAAACTTCTTAGAAGAACCAGCCGCGAGACGGAAAGGTTTGTCGAGTTCGACATTACGACCTTGATACTCAGCTTTTTCCACAGTCTTAGAGGCCATCGGATGATTTTCTGGCAACAGGTCTGTGTCATGCTTCCCAGAGCGGAATTTGCCATTTCGGATAGCCCGAAGGAAGTTGTTGACACGGGCCATAGCCCACTGTTCAGGGGAAGTGACGTTAGGGCGAACACTCTGAGGGTTAGTGCGATAAGCACCGACACCACGATCATAAACTTGGCGAAGGGTTTCAGCAGTAACTCTGCCCTTGTCTCCATACTTCTCGTTGTGTTCTGTGGCCTTCTGACGAAGTGTGTCCATATTGACTTTTTCGACAGCCTGTTTAGCCTGTGACCACGCACCAGCAAAAGCACGACCTTCTGACATACCTTCTTCGGCCATCATGGAATTGAAGACGTTACGGAAGACTGATTGCTGATGTGCAGAGAGTTTGCTACGGACTGCTTTCGGGAGGTCTTCATTGCTACTGTACGGCATTGTTCCTCACCAAAATCATAGAAAAGTTTGTGGTAACTCGTGTATTGTTCGTTTCAACCTGAGCGGCTTGTACATCAAGGTCAGTTTTTTCAGGCATTGCAACAGGGGCGTAGAAGTCGTATCTGTAGGTGTTTTCGTAAACTTCACCAATGTGAGCAATACGGAAACCTTGACCAAATGGTCGAATAAAGAAGCGAACCTGAGAATCTTCACCTTTCTGAACACTAAAATCGCCAGAGACGATGTAAGCTGTGTGTCCAGCAGGGACCGTGTAGATGCCATTAAGGGTTTGACCAATACCAGCTTGGATAAGCCCAACAGTGTTTCCGTTGGCAGTAAGCGTAATGTTGCCAGCGTTGTTAGTTGCACCATTCTTATAGACAGCAGAGTTTACACGCTTAAACTGCACAGTGCCTGTGGTGGGGGTAAGACCACGACAATCAATCTCTTCTGTGATAGGATTGAAGTTTGCGTCTAGGCCGCTTACCACAACAGACCCTGTGTCGGAGGCAGATGCAGAGACGACTGTGACGACCCTCACAGAGTCCCAGACGGACCAAGGGTACAATCCCCCAGCCGCCCAGACAGTCTCGTCACCACCAGAGTCAACGTCTGCATTATACCCAGTGACATTGACAACAGAGTAGCCATCAAACTGACCTTGAGCGATGGAGAAGTAACTATCCCTAAGAGTGAGGTGTCCCCAATCAGCCATCTGTAGCATCCTTCACAGGTTTGTTGAGTTTAGCTTCATATTTGGAACTATCGAAATCAATCTCAGCAATTGACATAAGGTCAGTAACAACCTCAGTCTGATCTTGAAGTTCAATACCAGCGCCATTGATGTTACGCAGGAAGGAAGCAATTTCACGAAGATCGTGGGGAGCAACGTCACCAGCAACAAGTTTAGGCATGGTGGACCAATCAAGTCCATTCAACTGCCACAGACGTTCAACAAGTTGCTTATTCAGGACATCTACAATCGTGTTGATGTAGCTTTCGAGGCTTCTGAGGAAGAGGTCAGTCTTAGTCTTTGACAGAGCGTAAGAACCAGAGCCACTACCAAGCATAAGAAACTCAGCCATAAGGCTACGAGCAATATCATGCTGGTAACGCTTAACAACAGGATCAATGTCGATGGAGCGAGAGCCATTAGCAGTAATCAACTCCACGTCCATGAGACGCTGGTTAGTAGGTTTGCCATCAGCATCTACATACAGGTCCGAGGGAAGAAGGGCATAGCCTTGTTCGTTGTTCTTGAGGTCACGAAGGATACGCTCAAATTGGGTACGAAGTGCAGCCTGATCGGCAGTAGCATCTGCACTCAGATACTCCGCAGGCATACGGCCAACAGGCACCCCATGAAGTTCTCGCTCAATAGCAATAGCTTCATATCCTTGAATCTTGTTGAGGTAAGTGTAAGAAACATAAGCGTTGCGAAGAACGGAGCGACCAGAGGGATCATTGTTGAGGCTCGTTGTGCGATAATACAGGGATTTTTCGACAGGGATCATCTTAGGGGGCTTGCCCCAAACAGCCTCTTGGTACATGCCAAGAATTTCACCAGTGTTCTGGTCAACTTGGAAAGTCTCTACAGTCCACGGTGCGCGGATAGCAATCTTCTTTACACCGATACGACCATCTTCATGCTTAGAGTTTTTCTTAGGCGAGCGAGCATCACCAGCACGGACCTTGTAGACAACCTCGAACCACGAAAAGCCATAGGTCAGGTACGACAGGGCTTCTGAGATATGATCGTCAAGGCTGTGATCCATATCCTCAATGACAGATTTGAGGAAGACTGCACCTTCTTTAGCAGCTTCGCTGTCGTCAGCAGGGACCACATCAACTTTGACATCGCGGAGGGTCTGTTCCACAGCATACATGATGGAGCCGACAATCGCGTTGTTGTCACGCATCTCACGATACTTCTGGATCGCCTTCTTACCTTTGAGTTCTTGAAGAAACTCGTCAGCCCGGATGTCCCCGGTATAAGTGTTCTTTCCGTAGACACCAAGTTCAATCTTGGCTGCGGTTTCCGAGAGTTTCTTCATTTCACTACCTAATTCCGGCTGAGAAGACCTTTCGCATCAGCATAGGCCAAATTGAGTTCAGGTTTAGCCACACCCTTTAGGGCAAGTTCTGTTACAGCCCAGACCATAGCATCAAGTCTATCAGGTGAACCAACAGAACCCAAAGGCTCCCACTGGACCATCTGATCTTCTAGGGCATCTAGACCCTTGACATGCTTTACCCGACCCCGTTCATAGAGGGCCGAGACAGGTTCTGCACGAGCGAACTTACCACGGGATGCGTGTACGAGTTTAATGGGGATAGTCTCATCTACACTCTTGAATGTGTAGCGAACCATCTCACCACCTTGGTTGCGTTCTGCAACAATACGATCTGCACCATACAGGTTATAGAGTTCGATTGCTTTAGCAGCCCAACCTTCGGGAGAATATCTATCTGTGGCATCTTGTAGGATATAGCAGACACCGTTGATGTCTTGCCCTGCCACAACAATACCAGTCATGTCACTTTCACTGTTAGCGGAGACAGCCGGATCGACTGATACCACAACACGAGCAAGTGTTTCTGCAAACTCTACGGGGTTATCAACTTCAACTTCACAAGTTGCTAGGAGTTGACGGTTCCACAAGGCACCAGAGGCTTCATCTAGGACTTCTGCGTAGAGTTCCTGACGACCAAGGCGAGTGCCTTCATATTGAGATTTAACTGCTTCAATATAGCTTGTGGCAAGGTTAGCAGAGTTATCGAATGTAGAACCATAGGTCACAACGGTCTTAGGGTTCTTGAGAATGTCTCTAACGAGTTTTGTAGGCTTTGGCGTTGTGGTTACACAAATTTGTGGATGCTTACCTAGACGGAGACAGAATTGGAGCATATCCCAAGTGTCTCTGTCTTTATTCCAAGCAGCAAGTTCATCACACCAAGCAACCTCAAACTGAGGACCACGGAGACGTTCAGGCTCTTCTGCGCTAAAGAACTGGACGTAGGCACCATTCTCCCACGTCAGAAGACGTTTGGTTGGCGACCACAAAGGCTTCCCTAGAGGCACACCTTTCACAGTCTTGTCATTCTTCCAGCAACGAGCAAGGAAACCTGACTCACCGTTAATCATAACCCGTTCAATGTCGGAGTTTGTAGCAGCAATGGCAGCAATACGCTTATGGCCTTGCATCACTTTACCACGGACCCACTCAACACCAGCACGGGTCTTACCGAAACCACGACCAGCATTGATGAACCAAGTGTTCCAGTCACCAACAGGGGCGATCTGTTGTGGTCTAGCCCAGAAGGGCCAATTGTAGAGGAGTTCTTCTGCTTTAGCTTGGGGAAGCTGCGACAACAAAGAAGTTAGGTCTTCACCCATAGCCCTTAGATCATCAGCATGGATTGGAAGACCGTTCTTACTCATTCGTCTTGTTCTACTTTTCTTTTACCAAGGAGTGCAAGAAGATCATCAATAGCCCCAGTGTCTTCTTTGACTTCTTCGGGGTCAACTTCTTCAACCTTGATTGTCGGGTTCCAACCAGCCTTACTACGAAGGAAGAGTTCAGCAGCTTTAAGGTCGCCCTCAAGGGCTTTGTTGACAACAACATTACCTACTGCTTCTTGAATATCAGCCCTAGCTTCTGCAATGTCGTTACGGTAGGTCTTGTACATACCGTTCATGGAAGAGGGTGCATGGTCATACTTCTGGATATTGTCCAAGATGACCTTCATTGCTACACCAGCCCGAATGGCCTTACGAATGTAGGTAGCAATGTGGAGATTGTGTTTCAGCTTCTCAGCCATATCTATCACCTGTTAGCTGAAATTGAATTGGCGATCCGTTAGCACGATCCGAGTGGAACCAGACCATTATACCAACTGTTCAGTTACTTCTATACCGCGACGGATCAAGCGCGGTTGGTAGTAACCCGTTGGGGTGCGCTTGGGTTTACAGTCAGCATTGTAATCTGACTTTCCAGAAGGCGTAACAGGTCTTATAGGTAGAGTAGCAAACCACATCGGCACCCATTTCGTACTTAAATGATTCGGTGAGAGAATGTGATGGTTGTGGCTTGCTTGTTGGTATATAGTTGTACAGTTGGCTTTTGTCAAGGGGTAAAGTGATAAAAATATCACTTTTTTTATATTTTCCCCTCAGTTTCTGAACATTTCAGGCATTGTTGCATCCCATTCGTGCAGAATCTTCCCAGATTGCAACCAACGATCCCTCACTTCTATAGCCTCTTGTTTGCTATAGGTACGGTAGATAGCCTGTTCAGGCCCTCTCCTAACGACAAACAATCTGTTCATCGAACCTACAAAGATATGCTCTTCCTCAGTCTCATAGTACCGATTGACAGGATCATTGGCATCTTTCATGTACACTTGGTTGTAGGGAACGACAACAAGGTTATCAGCTTTGAGATTGTAGATGTCCTTGTCCTTGTAGATCACTCTATCCTTGTCATCAATGTAGTCATTCTTGACAAACATGACAGCTACTCTAGCTAACCAGAACTTGACAATCTCTTTAGTCCCATCAACCCTATGAGAAAAGTCTCTCCCAATGAGGGTCTTGCCACTCCTCTTAGAAGTAAACTCACCCTTCTCAGGATCATAGTCCAACAAGTCCTTGATCTGGTCAATTGTGTAGCCTTTGTAGTCCATATCTCTAAGTCCTCTTGTTTGGTTGTTACCCATTACATAGGAACTCAGTTAGGATATGTCAATATAGGATACTATGATAAGTAAGGTTATCTCTATCTACCTCCGATATTACCTTATCTAGTGATCCTTACACTCCTTATATGGGAGATTCTGTACCATCTATCTTGTTAGTATATATTCAGGGGCGGGGGAAGGACTTTTTAGTATATGGGTGTACAGTTGGCTCTTGTCAAGGGCGGAACTCAACTTTTTTTGTTTTTTTTTGCAGAAATCTTACAAGTATTTGTTTTTTCTCTGCATTTTTTACACGATTAAATTTTTTGTCTTGGCTATGTAGCGGGTTACCCCCTGCCGAATCACTCCGGCGCATAATATCAGGGGACCCATAGGGGTGTCAAGGGGGAAAATCATGCGCGGATTTCCGCCTATGGTAAAAATGTGCAAGAAATTTCCTTGACAAATCAAAATGTTGACAGAGGGGAGCGAATCGGCAACCCTTTTGGCACTTTCCATCACATTGAATTTAGCATTGAAAGTCTATCCTAAAGCCCGATATGTCCGGGCTAACATAACGCCACACAAAGAAAAGCCCAGCACTTGGCCGGGCTATCCTTGGCGGTATCTGCGACAGAAGAATCAGAGTCGCTCGACCTCAAGCCGGATCAACTGCATCTCTTCTTCTTCCCACTGCTGCAACCCCTCATCTGTGACAGGATAGGGGCTATGCTGAACCCTATGGGCAATGCGGCGCTGCACCTCATCCGATACCCAGTCAGTCGCTTCCCATTCACTGGGGAAGGCTATCACATCCGGGAAAGGGTCGAGGCTATCGCTTGCGCATGTGACCACGGCAGGACTTCTCAGATAGCGCAGCCGAGACGCAATGCGGTTAGCGACCCAATCAACTGCAAAGGTCACAGTTGCTGACAGGCTGAACCCAGAGCCGTAGGGGTCAAAGGTAGGGGCTTCTCCTGTGGCGTCTTCATACTCAGCAATCGCTTGCTCAATGTCTTGAACCCATTGCGAGTCACCCAGCTTGTCCAGAATGTCGCGGGTATAAATCATGCCGGACCAACTGCCAGCACTGCACGAGGCGCTTTCGAGTTGCGAGACGATTGATTCAAGGCTCGACCATTTGGATTCTGTGATCTCGTCCCAGATATAGGTCTCAATCGCCCCAGTGGGGTCCAGTTCGAGCGTGATACGCGACATGTCGGTGATTTCGTTCTGCATAGCTAAGACTCCTCATAGCCCGTTAGGGCGGTTAGCGTTAGCGGTTAGATTGTGTTGATATTCACGACATAAACATAGAACCCGGCGCGGATCATATCATCACGCAGGGATTCCGCTTGTGCCAAGGTGAAAGGACCTTGGGGAAGGGCGATCCATCCGCAATTGGCGGGTTTGGCGAGTTTGTAAGTTTTAATCATGTCGGGTTTTCCTTCTTACAGGGTTTCAAGGGCAAGGGATAGGATAGCGGATTGCAAGTCTTTGGGCAGGGAAAGCAACGATACCTTAACCCCAAGGATATGCAGCGACAAAACTTGAACATCGGGCGGAATGTCGTCGTATTTTCCAAACTCCGCGACAAACTCCGCTTCTATGTCGTCGGTAGAGTATGCCGAATAAACTGTCTTAAGCATTGCTGGACTCCCCTTATTCTGCGAAAATTACTAGGGCGGCAAGGCCCCAAATTGACAGGATCAAAAGCGCGGCTTCCATGTTAGCGACTCCCCTCAATTTGCTGTAAAGCACGAAAAAGCAATTCTTTTGAGGCAAGCCTGAAAAGCCTTTCCCCTCTAGCTATCTCGATTGACCAAGTAAAGCCTTGCAATTCGATTGCACGAGTCAATGCATTTTGTAGCCATTCATCTGACTTGTCTTTAAAAGGGCGATTTTCCATTTTCATTCACCTTGTTTGTGTTTCCGTTGTATTGTTTGTGACATAGTCGAATCCGATTCGCAATAGGGCAAAACAAGAAAAAGCGGAAAAATTTGCACTATATAAGATAGGGAAGGATTCTTGCAAAGAGGGTTGACAAGCTAGGCCGAATCACTTAGATTGATTACATGAACCGGGCAAGGACTCGGCAGGGGACGCGCAAGCGTTTCGCAAAAATCACCCCGGCTGCGCGGTCGGAATCCACTGTAACAAAAAATGTTACTTGACTCGACGGACGAATCGTGCGAGACTGGAGAGTCATGCCTTGACCAAGACCAGAACGAATCGGGAACATCGTGCCGCGATGCAGCAATGCAGGTGCAGCATGAAAACGACAAGGTTTGACCCCCCACAGTGGAAAATGATCGTCTGACCCCTACGGTGGAAATTGTTCGTCGCAGTCGCTTTCCGACGAGAACTCGTCTGGAACCCCCTACGGTGGAAATTTTGGGATCGACCCCGCCAGTGGAAATTAAGATTGACAACCACAGACGAATCGGTTAAGAAGATCACAACAGAAACGGAGACAGACAATGACCAATGATGAAGCAATTAAACTGGTACGGGAAGTCGGACACATCTTTGCTGTGGCAATGACAGAAGTGACTGGGAAGTCTATCGAAGACAACAGCGACCTGATGAATGGTCTTGCTGGTTACGAAATACTGGGCCTAAAAGGTAAGTGGGAAAAGGTTGACAAGTCTGTTGACATTGTACTGCGAATCATATATGACATGGCTAAGGAACAGTTGGAGAAATGATGATGAACTACGAAAGCATGACTGACGCAGCACTCAAGAGCCTACTGATCGACACTATGAAAGAGCGTGAGAGCCTTCACTTTGTCATTGGTTGGTTGCGTGAAAGCTACTGTAACCCCACCCATGCTGACATTGAACGGGCTGTGGCAATCAAGAAACTTCAAGAATACAACAGCGAGGTAGTCTGACATGTATACTGATCTGATTATTCGTGACCTTCTGGACCCGATCCATGATGTAAAGCAAGCTGGTTCCCGTGCATCTCAAAACCGTAAGGATGCAGAGAGAAACCTGTCTAATGCAGTCTACGAAGAAGACAGGAACATTCACAATGCGTATGACAAGGCTTCTGATGGTCTGGCAGATGCGTCTTCTGATCTTGAAACTGCCAGTGATGACTTTGGCAACATCGAAGAAATGTTGTTGAAGATCATCGAAGACATCAAGATGGAAGAACTGAGCGCGCAGGCCAGAGGCCGAGCAAATAGCGAAGCTACGAAGGTGCAATCGAAATGAACAACGCAATCATCAATCTGACCTGTCTGTGGTTTGTTGTCCTGTCTGTGGTTGTTATCGCAGCCCCTAAGACTGTAGGGACGTGGCAGGCACAAGTGGAAGAGGGCTTCTTTGAAGAGGCTGAACGTCTTGGGATTTGGGGTGAATAATGTCTAGCATAAAAGGCCCAACAAAACTTAAAATTTGCCCTAAATACAATCAGAAAAGGAAAGACTATAGCTTCCTTAAACTGGTTGAGGCTTATGACCTTACCTTTGAGGAAGCAAAAGAAATAGCAAAGTTGGCTCTTTCTGGGGACAAGTGGGCTAAAAAAGTGTTCAAAAAGGCTTGACGAATCACTAAAGAACCTGTAAGTAGAATACATGCTTGCACAAATGGAGATGCAAATGACTACCATCGACACCCTGTCACCCGTTGTTGTCAAAGACTTCATCCCGCAGGACACAGTCCGAGGACTGATAAAGGGCCGTGGCACCCGTATCGCTACTGTGACCTTCCTCAAGGCTGATGGCTCTGAGCGCATTGCCAATGGTCTGTTCCGTCCTTCGTCGCATATCGTTGGCTCTGAGCGTGGCTTCAAGCAGTCGGAACACATGAAGGCCATTGGGTTGCAGCCCTTCTACGACCTACAGAAGAAAGCATGGATCAGCTTCTATCTGGACCGTGTTCTGACTGTCAAATAACCAAAACCACCCTATAAGGGTCTGACCACAAAAGGAAAACACTTCGCAGGCCAAAGGCCGAGAACCTTCCTTAAAACCATAAAGGAACTGAAATGAACACCCTCTCTGTTTTTAGCCCTGAACACGAAGCCATTGACGATAAATGGTCAGAGTTCTTCGATAAGCACCAGTCAGACCTGCCTGTAGAGGCTACGTCCATGACCCTTGGTGCAGTCTTCTTGACCATCTTGGAGATGTATGAACCCCCCGTAGAGGAAATTACCCCTGTGCTGGTAGCTACTCTTGTAAGCTATGCTCAACGGCAACAACACAAACATGAGGGATACCTGAACTGATGGCTAAGTGGCAACCAATTGAGAGCCTGAACCTAAAAAGTGGAACACCGTTTCTTGCTGCAAAACAAATGTGGGCTGGTTATTGGGTCTTTGTAGTAGTGAAGTGCGTAGACGACAAAGTGATAGTTACTTGGGATGGCGACATCGTAACTGGCTTTACCCATTGGAAACCTATCAAACCACCAAAGGAGTAAACATGTTCTCAACTTTCTGTCTGGCCCTTGTTGTTTACACTGAGGCAAGGGGAGAACCCCTAGATGGTCAACTTCTTGTCGCTGAGGTAGTTCTCAACAGGGTCCAGATGGAACAGTATCCTGAGGATGTATGTGCTGTTGCATTTGAGCCACACCAATTCAGTGGCTTAAAGCGTACACCTGACCTTGAGACTATCCTTGTTGACCCTGCATGGGAAACATCTGTAGACATTGCTGTAGAGGCTCTACAGGGGTATACCTTGGGGTCAGGTGCTACCCACTACCACAACACCAAAGTCACCCCCTACTGGGCTAATAAACTGACCCGTGTAGGGAAATACGGTAAACACATCTTCTATACAGGATACTAAGATGAGCGCATCAGAACACCCTACACCGAAGGAACAGTATCTGATCCCTATCAGTGCCTATATCAAGCAACTAGAACAGATAGCTAGTACCTATGAGTGGGATGGTGAACTTGACAAATGCGATGCTGTCCTGCTAGAACTACAACATGTAAGACACTATCAGGTCACTACGGGTAGTTTGTGGTTCCCACTATTCTGATGGGCATGGCCCATTGTTCTCGAACTTCGTTCTGTGAAAGGAGATAGACATGATTAACCTACTACAGAAATGTGCTTCTTGTGGTATCAGTCTTGACGATGATCTGAACATCCTGTGTGAACTGTGTGAAGAACAACAGGACAGTCAAGAACCAGACTTAGACGACTATGAAAGTGAAGAAGACTATGAGTGACTATCTTGAACAGGTATTGGGTGAGGATTGGAAGAGTATCTTCAATGTAGAGGACTTCTCTTACCTTCTCCGATATTACCTTGAAGATGATCCTTTTGACATCTTATCGGATGATCCTTGAGGTATATAGGGATCGGTGGCGGAAAGGTTCTTTTAGTAAGTGGTTGTACAGTTGGGTGTTGTCAAGGTGCGTGAAGAAAAATATTTCTCGTTGACAGAGCGAACTGTACAACATAACTAGGGTAATGGACCCTATCAAGGAGAACAGACATGACCGACGAAACACGTTTCTTTGCTTACGGCCAGAACAACTCTGGTGGTGGATTTGACCTGACGGATAATGTGACCCATTGGGTTATCATTGAAGCGGTAGATGCAGCCGAAGCTAATGCCAAACTTGAGCATCTTGGTGGCTACTTCAACGGCTGTAAAAGTGGCCGAGACTGTCGTTGCTGTGGTGATCGCTGGTATGCCAAGTGGGATGATGAAGACGCAGGGGACCCTATGCCGCTGATCTGGGGGCAGACACCTGTTGAGTATGTCGCAGACAGGGCTTACCTGTGGATGCCAAAGGGTAAAGAGGTTGTCATTCACTACGCTGATGGTCGCAAGGAGTGGTTCTAAGATGATAGACATGACCAACAACCGAGTGCCTTACGGCCTGCTGACCGACGAGGAAAAGGCTGCGCTGCATGAACATGAAAAGGTGGGTGGTAAGTTTCAGTCCCTCTATAGCGGGACTAAGTTTGTTGACCCCATGGAGCCTACTTGGCACTCTTATGCCATCTACCGCACCGTTCCCCTGCCCAAGACCCAAGACGTGATCGCATGGGAAAAGCTGCCTGATTGGGCTGAGTGGGTGTCACGGGATCAGGACGGAGAAATCTATGCATGGCAGGATGAACCCATTGGTAATAGTTTTTTTTGGCACACAAACTCTAGCGAGTACCGCCGCATCGACGGCTTCCCCGGCATCGTGGTGCAGATCGGGACGTGTGACTGGCGAGACAGCAAGCAGCGGAGGCCACGGGGATGAGTGACGAAGAACTGGTGAAGCGGCTGCGGGAACTTCGAAGCAATCAATACGCAGACCCCAACACAGCGCCCGAGTTTGTGTTCCTTGACCCAGACTTGCCACCGAGTGAGTGGGAAAAGCAATACAGCATGGATGTTGTTTACGTCCGCGCCGACCGCATCGAGCAACTTGTTGCGATTAATGAAGCCCTGACCGCCAAGAACGAGATGCTTGGTCGTGAAGTGAACATTGCACGGTATGGCCAGCCCGACTTTGCGTGGAGCATCCACAAGGCTGCAATGGCCGACCTTGAGGCCAAGCTGGCGAAGGCGGTGGATGCGCTGCGGTTCTATGCGGACGAAAATAGATACGGCCTGCCAAGTGATGGCCCTTGGGGTCTCGGAAGCACAGATTTTGGTAAAATCGCCCGCGCCCTGCTGGCCGAGATTGAAGGAGGGAAGGGATGACTGACGAAGAACTGGTGAAGCGGCTGCGTGATGTAGCCGAGGCGACAGGGCCAAACGAGGCACGGCAGATTGCATTAGAAAGCTCCGACCGCATCGAGCAACTCCAACAAGCCCTCAAAGATCAGTCGTCTGTTTCTGATCGGCTTGCTGAGGCTAATGAAAAACTAACCGCCGAGCGTGATGAAGCATGGAGACGTGCAGAACACGTAGAGGAACAGTGGGGTCGTTGTGAAGCCAAGCTGGCAACCTGTGAGAAATACCGGGACGCATACGACAAGATGGGCAGGATCGGGACAGAGGCTTATCGTGAGCTTGAGGCCAAGCTGGCGAAGGCGGTGGAGGCGTTGCGGTTGATCGAAGCCGACTGTGAGGCAGACTATCCGCCGTCGCACTTGGCAATCAAATATGCCGCCCGAGCCACGCTGGCCGAGATTGAGGGAGAGAAGACATGACCGACCTAGACAAGCGCATGCACTTCCGCTGCGGAGATTGCGACACCAACTTCAGCACCCCCGATGCGGTCTTCCCGATGGACGTGAAGAAGCTGAGCAAGCTGGTCCGTGAAACCAAATGCCCGACCTGCGGGGCCGGGTCGAAGCGGCTGTATCTGCGGGCGAATGTGAAGGAGGAGAAGACATGAGCGAGAAGAAGTTCAAATACCATGTAGAACAGACATGGAACGCTCCGGGACACCCAATGCTGGATAAGCTGGGTGATGTAGGTTGGGAACTTGTGACTATCCTGCGAGAGAAGCATAATGGGAGTGTTCTGTACACGCTCTACTTCAAAATGGAGATGTGATATGGAAAACTTCGATGAACCATTCTACATTGGTGTAGAAGAAACCAAAGAGCATGAAGATGGTGCGGCAACCTACACCTTTACTATGAATGACCACGCAAAGACAGAAATGGTTAAGATTGGCCTAGAGTTTGTTCTTCGCTGTGCAGCATATAACCTTGATCTACAAGATGCTCTAGACAATGTTAGGAAGATGAAAGATGCCTAAAACCTCTGAAACTGTAGAAAAAGTTCCTGTGGCTTGGGGGCTTTTCTGTCGTCACCCTACAAGTAAATTTGAATTTTGGTTCGAAGATGAAATCGAGTTTGACCAAAACTTCCTTGAGAGGATTCGTTGGGGAGAGTGCTACAAGACTGAAGTTCACTACAACGATGGCTCTGTTGAAAAACAGAAATACAACTGCATTTGGTGAAAGATGCGTGAAGTCTTAACTTACCAACCCTGCCCCTATGAAGACTGTGGATCAAAAGACGGTTTTTCGTGGGTACCTGAAACACAAATCGGCCTTTGCTTCTCTTGTTGCAACACTTACCCCAATAAAAAGAAGGGGGCTATGGATTGGGCAAGAGGTATACCCAGTAGGGGAACAGCATGTATGAACAAGTAGAACTGATCCATCAACCCTGCCCATACGAAAAGTGTGGATCGTCTGACGCCTTTTCTTGGAACACTAAGCACCAGATTGGTCACTGCCATAGTTGTCATACAGCTTATCCCAGCAGTGGGAATAAAGTGTTTGACTGGGCATCTAAGACTTATCCTCTAAAGAAGGACAGAGCCGTGATTAAACTTGTAGAGCCTGCCCAAAGGGTAGACGATGAACAGGGTGTGTGGATGCACAATGGTCACCGTAAGGTCACAGCAAGAACTATGGAGTTCTATGGTGTAAAGACTTATGTGGAAGATGAAGTACCGCTTAAGCATACCTACACCTATCCTGATGGGTCCACTAAGACTAGGGTGTTCCCCAAGGAGTTCTTCACTGGTAAAGGTTTCAAGTCTGACAAGCTGTTTGGTATGGACAAGTTCCCTGCTGGATCAGCACAGGCTGTGACCATCACTGAGGGTGAACTTGATGCCATGTCTGGTTATCAGATGATGGGTCAGAAGTATCCCTTTGTGTCGCTACCTTCTGCCACACCGAACAAGCGTCTGCTAGAGAACTGCAAAGACTGGTTGGGGTCGTTCAAGAAGATTTACCTGTCTCTTGATACTGACGACAAAGCAGAGAAGTTTGCTATCTCTTTGATGCACTTGTTCCCCGGTCGTGTCTATCGTGTGCCTCACGATGTCTACAAGGATGCCAATGACTTCTTGATGGCTGATGCTTCTGAGAGTTTCTCTAAGGCATGGTTCAGTGCAGGTCTGTTCACCCCTGACAATATCTATGCTACAGAAGAAGACTTTCTAGAACTGTTGCATGATACCCCTGACCACTCCTATGTTCCTACTGGGATCATGGGGCTGGACGATAAAATCCTTGGACTAATGCAGGGACACTTCACTGTTATCAAGGCACCTACTGGCATTGGTAAATCAGAGTTCATGCGCTATCTGGAATATAACTTCATCAAGAACTATCCTGACGTGAAGTTTGCGACATGGCACTTGGAAGAGACTAAGTTACGTTCACTTCTTGGTGTTGTTTCGTACTACCTCAAGGACAACCTTACCCGTAAGGATTTGATCCAAGAGAAAGGTCGGTTGCAGGATGTAGAAGAGGCTATCCGATACATCACGAACAACACAGGGTACATGCAGTTTCACCTGCGTGAAGAAGATGGTGCTGATGAACTGATTGAACAGATCAGGGTTCTGACACAGGTGTATGGCTGCAAGTATGTGTTCTTTGAGCCTATCCAAGACGTTGTGACAGTATCCAGTGACGAAAGCAAAGAAGCCTTGTTGGCGGAACTGTCTGTTCGTCTGTCTAAGCTGGCGGCTGATCTGAATGTTGGTATCGTTACGATTGGTCACACAAACGACAATGGTGACTTCAAGTATTGTCGGATGATTGGTCAACGTGCCTCTGTCATTATTGATTTAGAGCGTGACAAAGAGGCAAGCGATATGCTAGAACGTAACACTACACGGCTTGTGGTTAAGAAGAACCGTCCGTGTGGTCTTGAAGGAAACTCTGGTGAACTTCTCTTTGATGGAGAAACCTTCACCCTGACAGAAAAAGGAGTAGGATGGTGAACAGAACCGATAAGGCTTTTGAAGATTGGTTGGATGAACCTATGACTGACACTGAGAGCCGCAGGGAGTTTGCAGAGAACCGAGGGGTAAGTCTTGTTGACTTGCGCTGGGCTTTTGGTGGTGGCTGGGTTCGGGGACAACAACAAGCAGTAAAGGATTTGCAGAATGTCTAATGTGGTAGTAGAACTTGGGCATGACACTGTTGACAGTATCATCGTTCAAGAACTGGAATGGCAACTGAACTACTACAAGGATGAAATCATCAAACATGCCCAAGGTGGTTGGGTTCACCCGCATGATCTTGAGCAATTCATCCAAGACTATGCCGCAACGAAACGTGTGTTGGAGCGATATACTGTATGAAAATCATCGTGCTGGATAGTGAAAGTGATGGTCTGTGGAAAGAGGCTACTAAACTTCATGTGGTTGCTTGGACTGATGATGGGGAAACCTACCACCACACCAATGACTACGAAGTTATGAAGTCTCTGTTGTTGGAAGAAGATACCCGGATTGTTGCCCACAACTCTATCCGGCACGATCTTCCTACCTTCAACAAAATCCTTGGGCTGAACCTGAACCACACAAAGTTCATCGACAGTCTGGCCTTGTCTTGGTACGTCAACTTTGAACGAGACAAGCATGGTCTAGAGGGCTATGGCATCGAATACGGTGTCCCTAAGCCCAAGGTCGAGGATTGGTCGAGCCTGTCCTACGAAGAGTATACCCATCGCTGTGTAGAGGACGTTAAGATCAACTGGCGTCTCTGGAAAGACCTAGAGCGTAAACTCCTCAAGCTGTATGGCAACTGGGATGAGGCTGTTCGCATTGTAGACTATCTTGGGTTCAAGATGGACTGTGCAAGGGAAGCGGAAGAGGTGGGTGTCCGTCTTGATGTAGAACGCGCACAGAAGAACTACGATGAACTGGAACGTCTACAGCAAGAGAAGTTTGAGGAACTGGTCAAGGCTATGCCTAAGCAACCTGTCTACAAGACCTTCAAGAAGCCTGCACAACAGGTCAAGAAGGATGGGACCATGACCGAGGCTTGGAAGAAGTGGCTCAATATTCTCTTCCAATCTGAACTGCCCTCTAACTTCGAGGGGGATACGGTGGAAATGGTCGTTGACTGGGAAGACGCTAATCCCAACAGCGATGCTCAGGTCAAGGATTGGCTCTACAGACTTGGCTGGGAACCCCAGACGTGGAAATACGACAAGAACAAGCAGACTGGTGTGGAGAAGCGCATTGCCCAAGTACGTTATCCAGCCACCCACGCAGAAGGTGGTCAACTGTGTGCCAGTGTCACTAGCCTCAAGGACAAAGCCCCCGGCGTGGAAATTCTAGAGGGTCTGACTGTTATTCGACATCGTAAGGGCTTCTTCAAGGCTATGCTCGACAGCCATACAGATGGTTGGCTTGTTGCTTCTGTGGCAGGCTTGACCAACACGTTCAGGTTCAAACATGCCAAGCCTCTAGCTAATATCCCGAAGGTGGACAAGCCTTGGGGCGCAGAGATTAGGGGTTGCTTGATTGCCCCTGATGGCTTCGATCTGGTGGGGTCTGACATGGTTTCCCTAGAGGATACCACAAAGCGCCACTACATGAAGCCCTACGATCCTGCCTATGTGGCAGAGATGAGCCTACCGGGATTTGACCCCCATCTTAATCTTGCGGAGTTTGCAGGTGCTATCACCGCAGAAGATGCAGCGAAACATGCAAGAGGGGAGATTAACCTGAAACCTATTCGTAGCAAGTACAAGGCTGCGAACTACAGTTGCGTCTACGGTGTAGGTGCAGCTAAACTTGCCAGAGAGATTGGTGTGACCCCTAAAGAGGCTACAGCAATCATCAAGGCTTACTGGGAACGGAATCATTCTGTGGTCAAAGCAACAGAGAGTTTCAAGGTCAAACTTGTGGGAAACTCTATGTGGCTACAGAACCCTGTCTCTAAGTTCTGGCACAACCTACGATCTGAAAAGGATCGTTTCTCTACTGCTAACCAATCTACAGGTGTCTATTGCTTTGACACTTGGTTGTCGTTCTGTCGCAAGGCTGGCATTAAGATCGCCATGCAGTTTCACGACGAGGTTGGCTTCTATGTGAAGGAACAAGTGACCGAGTATATCGCAGACATTCTTAAGGGGTCTATCAAGAAGACTAACGACAAACTTAAGCTAAATGTCCTGCTAGACGTGGATGTGCAGATCGGAAAAAATTATGCCGAAACGCACTAAATAATGTGGTTAGACAGTTGACAAGAACCAACTGTACAACTATATGCAAAGACCGACCGAATCAGTTGTCCTGACAAAATGAGGAAATGATGGCTACTAGCTATAAAGAAGTGACTACGACTGGCCCGATTGAGTGGGCTAAGGTGTTCGAGAACAACCGTGAAATGGTTGGGTATGAAGGTGTCTATGAGCCTTGTGATGGTGCCTACACTGTGACCCAAGTTCTCGACAAGTCGGAGTACGACAAACTTAAGAAGGCAGGTTCACAGAAGAAACCTATCCAAAAACGTCTTCTGGAAGGTGATGGCAAAATCGCTGTGAAGTTTGAGCGTAAGCACCTTGTCCAGAAAAGCGATGGTACGCCTATCCTGAAAGCTGGTGGTCCCCCGAAAGTGGTCAACAGCGAAGGTAAGCCTTGGGATGTTGAAGTCGATGGTCTGATTGGTAATGGCACGGTAGCAGAGATTACCAACCTTATCACGACTTTCAAGGGTCAGGATGGTAAGCCTATCAGCCGTACCTCTCTCACCAAGGTCAAGATCGTTGAGTTCCTGCCCTATACCCGTCCTAATCAAGAGGAAGCTGCCTAATGCGGTTCACGTTTGGAATGTATGACGACGAAGGTGGTGACTATCGCGCTGTCAATGTCGAGGGTCAAGCAGAGACGGTCCCAGAGGTACTAGAACTGTTCCTGTCCTTTATGCAAGGCTCTGGATACAAATATGTGAACCAGATGGTAGCTGTCTATGACAACGGGAAAGAAGTGGAAACAACACTTTGACAAAGATCAATGCCCGACTGATTGGACTTACTCAACCAACAATCGAGGCTCGTATCCCTAATTCGGAAGGCATCCTAGCATACTGCGCTAGGGTGTCTAACCCCTCTAACCAAGACAACTTCGACACAGCAGAGAAACTCCTAAACTACTGTGTCAAGAACAAGCATTGGTCAGTCTTCGAAATGGTCAATGCTGTTGTCGAGGTAGAGGCTCCAAGGGATATTACCCGACAGTTGTTGCGTCACCGCTCGTTCAGCTTCCAAGAGTTTAGTCAACGCTACTCTGATGAAATCGAGTTTACTGAACGTGAGTTCCGTAGGCAAGATAACAAGAACCGTCAGAATAGTGTTGATGATCTGGACCCTGTAGATAAAGGTATGATAAAACACTCTGTAGGACAACTTGGGAACCTCTCTAAGAACCTGTACGAACACCTGAGAGAGCAACAAGTCGCTAAAGAGTGTGCTAGGGTAATTCTTCCCGAAGGTCTTACCATGAGCCGCCTATACGTCAATGGCACACTGCGCAGTTGGTTGCACTACCTTGAAGTTCGTGATGATCCCGGTGTGACCCAGTGGGAACATGTTGTGTTGGCCCGTAAGATCAAAGAAGTGCTGGTCCCAGCATTTCCAACAGTCTTCAACCTGACAGGTAAGGAATGACAAAGCATATCCTGATCGACGCTGACCCTTTTGCTTACAGGGCTGCGTTATCCAAAGACAACGATACTATTGGGGGAGTTCTTCAAAAGATTGATGAACTGTTCAAGGATAGTGTCGAAGCAGTCAAGGAGAGGTATGGGGATGATTTGACATACAAAGCCTTCTTGACAGGGCCAAACAACTTCCGAAAGGAAATTTCTAAGAGTTACAAGGGCAACAGGAAGGCTGAGAAACCTACGTTATTGGGTCTTGCCAGAGAGTATATCCTTGATAACTATATCTCTGAACTGACAGACGGGGAAGAAGCTGATGATGCAATTGCTATACAAGCGACCAAGCTGTATCCCAATGTAGTAATTGTCTCTATCGACAAAGACTTCCGACAAGTCCCTTGTAAACTCTACAACCCAACTAGACGAGAGTGGTCAGATATTGAACAATGGGAAGGTTTGTTGTTTTTCTATCAACAACTGCTGATGGGAGACAGGGCTGATAACATTGTTGGTGTCTGGAAGGTCGGTGAGATTACCTCTCAGAAAATCCTTGATGGGGCTACCACAGAACAAGAAATGTGGAAACGCTGTCTTGAGGCTTATGAAGGTGACTATGACCGTGCAGTACTGAATGGGAGACTGTTGTGGCTAAGACGTTACGAAAACCAAATGTGGGAACCCCCAAATCTAGAGGGTATCGCTCAGGTCTAGAAGGCAAGGTAGCCAAGCAGTTAGAACAACAGGGTGTGAAGGTCGAGTATGAGACAACGAAGATCAAGTATGTTGTTCCAGAAAGCCTTCACACCTATACCCCAGACTTCGTACTTCCTAATGGGATCATCGTAGAAACCAAAGGGAGGTTTGTGGTAGCAGACAGAAAGAAACACCTACTGGTTCAGAAGCAGTATCCTGATCTGGACATTAGGTTTGTCTTCTCTAACTCTAAAACGAAGATCAGCAAAGGTTCTAAGACTTCCTATGCTGATTGGTGCAACAAGAATGGCTTCACATTCGCAGACAAAGAGGTTCCTGAGCAATGGTTCAAATTGTAAATGTCCTTCGTGGCCCAATTCACTCGTCAGAAATCCCTGACTGGGACATTGAAGACGATGGGTTTGGGTTGCCATATGGAGAAGGGTTTGTCCTGTCGGTGACAATTCGGGATGAACGTGGGGTTCTGAGTGAAGAAGACTTGATCTTCCAAGACTTCGATGATGCAATTGAGATTGTGGAACACTTCTGCGATCAGATCATTCCTCTAGAATGGGAAGACAACTACTGATGAGTAAAGTACCTTACACTGTCAATGTGGATGAATACATTTGCAGCAATCTTGAGCAAATCCGGGGTATGCTTAAAAGCTACGATTTTTCTGGTCTTGCCGCCGCTGTCGAACGTATTCAATACCACGCCACTAAGATGGAAAACGCCCTCTACACTTATGAGGATGTTAAATACAATATTGCGGATAGGGTAGACAAAGAAGACTTGTCTGACAAAGAATTCCGAGAATATGTCCGAGGTCGTGTCAAGAAATGGAAAGATAATGACTAAGACAGTAATCGTATGGACATGCGCCCATGCACATCCAGATGTAAGCAATGAACGCTTCACTTGGTTGGGTGACTTGATCGAAGACGTAAAGCCTGACTACTGTGTTGACCTTGGTGATGGTGCTGACATGCAGTCCCTTAACACCTACGATACACGCTACCCACAGGCTATTGTGGCACAGTCCTACCAGAAGGACGTAGAGGCTTACAATGAGGCTCAGGATCGTATCTGGGGTCGCTACAAGGTCAGTAAGAAGAAGCGCCCTTATCGGATTGGGTTTGAGGGCAACCACGAAAACAGGATCAAGAAGGCTATCAACCATGATCCACGACTAGAGGGGAGTAGATATGGAATCTCATTTTCCCATCTTCAAACAGACTACTGGTTCGATGAATACCACGGATACAGAAACTCAGGCCCTTCACTTGCTGAGTACGACGGTGTTCTATATGGCCACTACGTTAGTAGC